CGAATTAAAGGCATCGCTTGCGATCACAGACAGCGTCGATGACACGCCACTAGAAGCAGCAATCACAGCAGCAAGCAGAATGATCGACGATTACACAGGGCGCTTCTTTTATCGAAATGGAACGACGCAATCACCGGTCGCTCGTTATTACACACCACTCGATCCCTGGACAATGAACATGGACGATAACGTTTCAATTACGCAAGTTGCAACAGACGACAACTTCAATCAGACATGGGATACCGTCTGGTCAACCAGCGACTACATGCTCGAGCCAGTAAATAATCCACAGCGCGGCTGGCCAGTCAACCGGATCCTTGCAATCGGCCGATACGTTTGGCCCTATTATTTACCACAATCCTGCCGGATCACCGGCGTCTGGGGATGGACAGCGACACCAGCCGAAATCAACATGGCAACCTTGATCCAAGCAGCTCGACTATTTACAAGACGCCAATCGCCATTCGGGATCGCAGGAAGTCCAGACTTAGGCACCGTCCGATTGAGCGCCAAGCTCGACGCAGACGTTGAAACCCTTGTGCGCCCATTTAAGAAGAACAACGGATTGGCCAAGTAAATGAACCCAAGCCAAGTCCGCGACGGTCTTAAAACCAGGCTACAGACCATAACAGGCCTACGCGTATACGACTTGATCCCAGAGCCAGTAACACCGCCATGCGCGGTCGTAGGACAACTAGATCTCACATTCGATATCGATAACGCCCGGGGATTAGATCAGGCAAACGTCGATGTTTATGTGATCGTTCAACGCTTCTCCGAAAGAGCAGGCCAGGACAAACTCGACGCATACCTAGCAGGATCGGGCGCAAGCTCAATCAAAACAGCGATCGAAGGAGATAGAACGCTTGGCGGAACAGTAAATACCTTAAGAGTCACATCAGCCGAATCAGGTCAATATGAATCACAAGGCAACCTGTTTCTTTCTTACCGATACCGCTTAACAATTTGGGGATAAGGAGAACCAATGTCATACACGATCATCTCAAACAAAACCGTCTGCGGAAAAACCAAAGGCGATTCACTTACAGAATCAGAATTGCAAGATGCAGGAGTCAGCGCAGAAACTCTGATCGCTGGAAACCACATCAAAGCAACAGCAACAAACACAGAAACAAAAGTAGTACAATCCATCAAACAAGAAACCAAAGAAGGAGCGACCGCATAATGGCACGCCTAGTCCTAACTAACGCATTCATATCCGTCGGTGGAGTGGATCTGAGCGATTTGGTCGCTTCAGTAACACTCAATTCGACATTCGACGTCGTCGAAACAACAGCATTCTCTTCCACAGCAGCTAAGACTCGCCTGGCAGGATTGGCAGACAATTCAATCGCACTAGAATTTCATCAAGACTACGCAACAAGCGAAGTCGAACAAACAATCTATCCGTTGCTCGGAACAGTTGCCGCAGTAATTGTCAAGCCAAATGGCGGAACAACAAGCGCATTCAATCCGTCATATAGCGCTAACGCAGTTATTTCAGAATGGACTCCGCTCAACGGATCCGTCGGTGAATTAGCCACAGCAAGCGTGACATGGCCAGTAACCGGAGCAATCACTAAGGCGGTCGTGTAATGGCAAGAATCGTTCTAACAAACGCATACGTTGTATTTGGAAGCACCGATCTGAGCGACCATATAAGTTCAATTACAATTTCATCAACATTCGACATCGTCGAGACAACTGCATTCGGCGACACAGCAAAGAAGCGTGTTGCAGGTTTGGCAGACAATTCTGTAAGTCTTGAATTTCACCAGGACTATGCAACAAGCAGCGTAGAACAAACAATCTATCCGCTACTTGGAACAGCAGTAACAATCACAGCAAAGCCAGTAAATACAACAACAAGTGCAGTAAATCCGCAATACACGTTTTCTGCTGTTGTTTCAGAATGGACTCCGCTCAACGGATCCGTCGGTGAATTAACAACCGCATCGGTCACCTGGCCGATCAGCGGAGCAATTACAAAGACAACAACCTAAACTAACAAGGGGGAAAAATGGACGGATTGTTTATCAAAGTAAAAACAAACGATGGCACAGATGCAACATTCTCGTTGCGCCCACGTATCATCGTGGACTTTGAACAAAAGTACGGAAAAGGACTTGCTAAACTTATTGGCGAAGAGCAGAAGCTAGAGCACATCTATTATTTAGGGTGGCTCGCACTTCGAGCAAACGGCAAAGTGGTAAAACCCTTCGGGCCTGATTTCTTGGATACATTAGAAGCGGTATCCCTGGACACAGACCCAAATTCCGAATCCACAGAAACAGCCTGACCTATTCAATAGCAGCAGTTTCTGTGGAGACAGGCATCGACCCGATCAGTTTGCTAGATGCACCAGATGGCATTCTAGAATCGATCGTGATCTACCTGAAAGAGCGAGCAAAGGCGGTAAATAAAAATGGCGGATGAAACAGTAGTTATATCCGGCATCAAAGAAACCATCGAATCGCTCAAAAAATTCGACAAGGACGCAGCTCGTCGGCTGAATAAAGTAATCAGCGACGAGCTGCGTCTTGCCGAAACCGATGCCAGGGCCAAAATTAAAGATGAGCCACCCATGAGTGGATGGCGCACAGTTCCAGCGGCAAAGGGGCGCACACGCGGCGGTCAAGGATGGCCAGCCTGGGAACCAGGAGCGATCCGCCAGGGTATTAAGAAAACCAGAGTCGAAGGCAAAGTTAGATCCGACTACACCACCAGCGCCGGAGCGCTTATTCAAAGAACAGCAGCCGGTGCAATTTGGGAAGTAGCAGGACGACGCAGCGATGGATCAGGAACAGGACGCAATATGATCGGCGTTCTCAACCAAAGATTCAAAGGCGCCTCTCGTGGCATTTGGGCCGTTGTAGATAAAGACGCAGATAAAATTCGCACCAACGTTCGCAAAGCGATGGATGATGCAAAGAAAATTCTGCAACTTAATATAAATAAAGAGAAGGGATAATCACGTGGCAACAGGCGCAGTAGTAGCTCGGATTATTACCCAATATACCGATAAGGGCAGCAAGGCAGCACGTCGAGATATTATGAGACTCGGCAAAGACTTTGATAAATTTGCAGGAAAAGCCACTAAAGCATTTGGGATAGCAGCAGCTGCATCGGCGGCTTTTGCAGTCAAGATTGGTGTCGACGCCGTCAAAGGCGCGATGGAAGATCAGAAGCAACAGATCGCACTAGCAACTGCTCTGCGCAATACAACAGGCGCAACAAATGAAGCAATTGCTGCGACAGTTACATATCTAGATAAATTAGAACTTCTTGTTGGAGTTGACAATAACCAGTTGATTCCATCTCTTCAAATTTTAACGCAAGCAACCAAAGATGTGACACAGGCACAAGCGCTGCAATCTTTGGCACTTGATATATCAGCAGGAACTACGAAAGATCTTGCTTCCGTTTCTTTGGCACTTGCTAAGGCGATCGGTGGAAATGTCGGAGCACTAACAAGACTCGGCGTCCCACTTGACGCAGACGCAGTAAAGGCTAAAGATCTCAATGAAATATTGAAATCTTTGGGCGAAACATTTGCTGGTCAAGCAGAGCAACGTGCCGGAACCTTTGAATTTAGATTGATAAAATTACAGTTAGCATTTAATCAAATTATAGATCAAATTGGTTATGCATTTATTCCGATACTGGAAGAATTTGCAGAATATATCTCCGCTAACGTTCTGCCTGTAATTCAAGAATGGGTCAGCACAAACAAGGATCAACTTGCGGAAGGTCTCAAAGAAGTAGGAACGACTGTTATCTCAGTTGCAAAGGGATTGATTCGTTTCTTCAAAACAATCTCTGACAACTTAGGAATTGTAAAAGCATTTGCAGCAATCTTCGTAGGGGCAAAACTTGCAACCGGCATCTATGCGATAGTCACAGCCCTTGTTGCATTGAGATCTGCATTTGCAGCACAAGCGGCGGCAGCAACAGCAGCTGGTGTTGCTACAGCGTTCGCCACAGGCGGTGCTTCAGCAATCGCAGCGGCAGCAGCCATCGGTGTATTTGTTGCAGCATCAGGTGCGGCATTTATTGCGCTAAACAGAGTAACAATAGGAACCGAGAAAGCTGCAACCGCAACTCAAACCTACAATTCACACTTGAAGGAATTGAGCAAGGTTTCAGAACAAGTATCAGAAGCAAATCGTAAAAACACTAAAGTCATTATTGGAAATACAAAGGGAACAAAGGAACTCACCGCTGCCGAAAAGAAAATGGCAGAAGTCCGCGCTGCAATTAAAAAAGCAGGATTAGATAAATTCGGTATCAAAAATGTTTCAGATACAGATCCAATACAACTCGAAGCAGCACGCCTGAACCTTGTTAAGCAAGGAAACATAGCAGAACAGCAACGACTAGCCTCAATCATTGAAAACATGAATGCGCAACTGATGGCAAATGAGGCTATTAGAAGATACAACGATCTTCTTGGCGTTCTTGCTGATCAGGAAATTTCACCAGAGGAAGTAATCCTTCTAGGACTTAAATGGGGCGTTAGCCAGGAAGCCGTTGTCGCTTACACGACCGCGATATTTGCCGTCAACGATTCAAAACTTTCAACAGATGAAATTGACCTGCTTGCAAAGCAATGGGGCGTCACAAAGCAACAAGCAGAGATGTACCTGGACTTCTTCAAGGCAATCAACGACGGAAAACTAGATCAATCCGAAGTGAACGCTTTGATGGAAAAATGGAAACTGACCAGCAAAGAAGTCACGGATTACGCAAAGAAGATCGCAGACGGCGTGGTTCCGTCCACATTGTGGCCAACACCAGGCAACCAGGCAGCACAATCTTGGCGCGACGCACTCGCAGCTCTTAACGCCTACCTTGCAGCCGCCGGAGCAAAACTTGCACCAACACCACCAACAACACCAACACCAGGCGGTGGCGGCGGCGGTGGTGGCGGCGGCGGTGGTGGCGGTGGCGGTTTCGTGGCTACTGGCAAAGCAGCAATTGAAGCATTGACACCAAGCCAAGCAGAAAAAATTCTCTCAACGATGCCATCTAGCGTTGCAACAAAACTCACACCAGCGCAGATCTCCGGAAACCGCTACGCGGCGCAAGGAGCAGCGCAGATGCAGAAGGCAATGGATGCAATCACGCTCACCG